GGCGAGCAAGCTTGTTGACAACGCCAGTTTCATTTCCTTGTCTACCAACTTGCCGTCGGCATCTTTGCACTTGAATTTTTGCGTGATTTCCATGATTACACAGATTTATAGTCGATACACGTCCCGGACAACTCCCGGAGCGTTTCGAGTGAATTGCGCTCGATGTTCTTGTTGTCTCCGGAGAATGCGCAGCCGATATACTTCTCAACAGAGCCATTCTCCAGGCTGGTCACCGTGATATTCGTGTTAGCCGGGAAATCCCGGAAATCGTGAATACCCGATCCCATAGCCAGTTTAGCGGCCTGCACGATCTTGATGGCCTCTCCGTCCTGCAAAGAGATATTGAACGCGTTGTTCTTAATCCCCCGCTTGACGGCGATAGGCTTCTCCGTGCTGATAGCTCCGATAGGGGTAGCATCCTGAGACAGATTCCTACCCACAGCGGAAGCGGTCAGAAACATGTACACCGGAACCGAGCCGATAGTGATAAACACCTGGTATTTATCACCGCCTGAAACTAAATAATCCAGATTCATATTACAGCGAGTTTACAAATTCGATGTCCGCTTCGATCAGGGCAATGCCCGGACGCTGCTGGATAGATAAGTGAGCCTTGACGGTCCTGGTCGAAGTGAACGGAGAAAGGCTCGAAAGCTCCAGATTCACCCCGGCAATCTCCCCGTCCGTAATCATCGGATCGGTATAGGTCGTGTAGAAATTCTCCGTCACCGAGGAAAGATACCCTTCGTTAATATCTCCGTCCGTATCGATGGGCGGCGTTTGGCCGATAATATCCGTAAGGTAGGCATGCAGATAATCCGCAATCTTATTCAGCACCCGGTTGGCCGGAATCGTTGACAGGGCCATAGTGCTGTCCTCGGCGGTTGCACCGTCATTGAAGTAGTAACCCGACTTCGTGTCACGCGTCCGAATGAAAAGATGCTGTTTTTGTCCCAGCGTGTCGAACACGGCAGGCAAAACCGAGCTTACCGGAGTTCCGTCTGTAAACCATGCGTTCTGAATCGGGAGCGGTCCGGCAGACACATTCGAGAGTTCGTAATTGACCGCCTGCCGGGAAAGAATACCCAGCACCAGCCCGACAGAGGCGCAGCTGTCGAGGGTGGCCGTAGTATCACAAACAGCTACACGCGGACAATCCTGCGTATTGAAGTCGGGAGCGTCGGTAACCGATTTGAGGTTATTGCCGTCCAGTACTGCAAATGCCCTGAAACCGGCATCCCAAAGATTGCCCAAAGTCGTATTTAGGGCCGTTGCAGTGGGAATTACATCCGCATAGTAGCTTCCGCTCGAAGGAGCCTGATCCTGCGGAGCGAAGACCACGCCGATCATCTTGGCCCGATCAGCAGGCGAGGGATTTCCCTCGGCACTCAGACCGGTGGAGCGGAGCAGGGATTCGAAAGTATCGGAGGCGACAAATTCGCTCATCGTCGTGCTTTTGTCCACCCCAATCAGATACAGCGTAGCACCGTTTCCAGCCGAGGTGTAGAACTCTTCAACCTGCCTTACCAATGACACCTTATTTGTTGCGTCGTACGTGTCGGTTATGCCGAGAGGTGTCAAATCGCTCGGCTGCGAGAGCTTATACAGAGTATTCAGCTTAAACGTACTCGCTACCGCCACTGCCTGCACACAGAGGAGTGCCACCCCGTCCGAAGACGAGGCGACACCAGTCCGGGTGTTGGTGAATTTGATATTTACACCTGTTTTCATGCTTTTTCTTTTTTTCCGGTTTTCTTGTCCGGCTTGGACTCTTTCTCCGTAGTGGATTCATCCACGGCATTGAGAAGGTCGGCCACATTCTGGGCCTCTTCTTCCTTGCTCTTCTGAGGATAAATCGGGTATTTCATAAAGAGATTTTCCACCTCTTCAATGGTCTTCGGCATATTCTCATTGGTGACCAGAATAAGCGGAGACTTCGGATAGAACAGATGGTGTTTAGCCACCTGTTCATCCGTAATCACCATTTGCAGGTAGGTGTCCAGATGAACACCTTTATAACCTGCATCGGTGAATTTCTTTACAACGCCTTTCAGCCTCGCAAAAAAGCGTTCATCCACATTATGATTGATTTCTACCATGATTGTGTATTTTTATGGTTATTCACCCGTCGAGGGTGCGGTGTACTTGGTCGGCACGATCAGAGCCGTCCCCAGATTGTTGGCGTACGCCGGAGCGATACCCGTCTTGATTTCTGCCGAGTAAACTTCGCCGTACAGGGTGGGCTCGATCTTGGTAAACACCTCCATCGAAGCCAGGCCGCGCAGAACATACTCCGGAATCAGCCCGAGGCCGTACTGTACCATCGTGGCCGTCGGAGTGCCCGTAACCGGGTTTACGACCGCGCTCGTGGTCGGATCGTACACACCCAGGTATTGCCGGGTGAACACACGCGAATACGACACGCGCAGGTCTTCGTTCTTGTATCCCTCCACGAAGCGGGTGAGGACGGTCTGCACTTTCGGGTCCTGCGTGAGCGAGTACTGCAACGACGGATCGACGTTGATAACCGGATTGAGGGATTCGATACGAACATTCTGCGTCTGGAAGAATGCCTCCAGAGCCTGAATGTCCTTCATCGTAAGACCGTTGTAGTCGCCGGTGTTCGACGGCACTTTCACCCAGTTTTCCCCGAGCTTGAGCGCCTCGCCCGAAGTGCCCTGCACCTTCGGAGTATAGCCCGATTTGGTCGTTGCGATCTTCTGGGCCAGCGTGAACAAATCCCAGTCATACATAGCTGTAAACAGGTTGTTCAGCGCCACATCCCACTGCAATCCCATCTGGTCGTAAGCAACGATATCTCGGTTGTAACGTTTCCAGAGCATCGGTTCCAGCAGATGTTCGTAAATCTGCATCGATACCGGCGTGTCGGCTTTGGCCACAATCGTTGCAGGCGTAACCGTCGTATCGGTCTGGGCGGGTTGGGTGGTAATCTTGTTGTCGAAACCGATATTCGCCCATACGATTCCCACGTTATCGCCGACCATCTGAGCCGGAAGAACGGGCATCCGGTTTACCCACAGATTGGTCGGGAACAGCTTGAGGTACGCCATTGCCGAAAATGCGATACGGTCCAGCGCCGGAGATTCCACAAAGTCGGTAGATGCGTTCAGTTTGGCATTGCCGCTCATGGAGAGCTTCTGAATCTCACGCAGTGACGATGAAAGTGATTCCCGGTTGCTCATGTACTCAGCAACACTGACGCGAACCGGGCGTGCACCGTTGTCGATGTTGAAGTGCAATTTGTCGAAAAATACTTTTCCTGACGGGGTGTTCTTGATCGCATCGAACACATGCAGTTTTTCGTTTTCGTTACCCTGCGAAAGCATCTCGGAAATCCCATCCATACCCTTTTCTTTCATAAGGGCCGAGAGGGATGCCCGTTGTGTGCTGACACGTACTTTCGGCATGTCCATTTGGGGCATCGCGGGATTCAGGCCCAGTGTTGCCGGGGCCGGTTCAGACACCTGTTTGGGTTCCGGTGCTGCCAAAGCGGCAGGTTCGGGTTGGGTTTTGGGCTCTTCCGCAGGAGCGGAAGCAGCGGGGGCAGACAGGGTAGCGCCTTCTGCCGGTGCGCCAGTCTCGGGCGCAAGGTTTTTGTTCTCTTCCATTTCGTTTGATTTATTTACTCCGCTTCCTGCGGAAAGGTTTTCTTCTTCCTCTTCCCAGCAATTCAGGGTCACATACTCATAACCCGCTGAAAGTTTGGCTTCCATCACATCGGGACTGATGCCGGATAACTTCTCCGGTGCTTCGTCCGTACTGAGGGCAACCCCGGCCTCCATTGCAACAGCTCCCGGATCGGCCGGAACAGAAGTCATCGAGTTTTCCCAGAGATCAAAGGCCAATGCTTCGTTCCGGTCGGCATTCAACTTGACAAAACCACCCATGCTGATGGCATTGATACCTCGCTCTTCATAAAGGGTCTTATACCGCTGCCCGAGCTCCGTAGATGCGAAAACGGGCAGGGCAGTCAGTTTGCCGTTTTCTATCCGGATGTCCTCCATGTGGCCTATATTGTTGTCGTATTCATGTTCGGCCAACAATACCGGATTTGCGAGATAATCCGAGATATTGATTACCTCGACGGGGATTCTGTAGCCTTTTCGATTCATCCTCCCGGATGAAAGAACTATGCGTCTTGTCTCCATTATACCGTTACTTCAAATTCATACTTAATATCTTCTATGGGCACCTCCGGCTCCTCCATCGGAACAGTAAGAATCGCACGCACGATCAATTCGTAGGTAACCACATTCTTCGACCACTTGTCATAAGGCGTATGCCTCAGATTATACCCCCGCGACCTGGTTATTAAATTGTTCTTCTGGAGTAGCTTTTGCATCTGCGGTGTAGTAAACCCCTGCCGATTGAAAAGCGTCTGGATGTGGTCGGGTATATCGTAGGCCCTCTTATACTTATCCACTATCCAATCCGAAGAGTGCGCCAAGTCTATATTGGTGTCGAGAATCGAGATGGAAATCCCGATCTCATACTCCCGTCTCTCATAGCCACCGACAAACACCGAGCTTTCATCCTCCAGAATACCCACGATTGCCGCCGGAAGAACGTTTTGCGGCGGGTTGTTCGTGGTAAAATTCCGGGCTATCTGCACTTGCTTCAAACCCAACTCTGGAAGCGCCATCAGTTCCTTGCAAACCGCATATAGTAATTGCCCGGTCATTTTTTCAGCATATTTTCTACCTGATCCATCGCTTTCCTAAGCACGGCCTTTCTCGCATAAATGAATTGCCGTTGGGGCATACCCTTCAATCCTTCATTGTGTCTAGGGGCATACGGAATAAGCCTCGTATCTAAGCCCACACGAACGGTCTTACCCTGTACTTCAAAATGCACCTCGTTCATCATGGCCGCGCTTTTAACCAATGTTCGTCGCCCTTCCTTTTGTGCGGCTTCACTAGGCTTCCATTTGCGTAATCCCTGATCTGTTTGGACTCCCTGACGCATAAAGTTGGCTTTGATGTCCTGAGCTACCATATTTCCGATGATGGCCGGAGCTACCTTCATAGCTTCGTCGCATTTCTGCTGAAGCCTGCCCAAATCCACTGTCAAATCCTTCAAACTTTTCATCACCGCACCATCAAAAGCCCGCGCCGCAGCATATCAGCTTGTAATGAGTTTCGAACCACATAAGCGTCCGTAATTACATTATCCTCAAATTCCACTGCGTAAACTACATTCGAGGCAATACGAAGCATTACACCCTTCGTTTTAGTCTGGTTGTTCTCATCTACCCACTGCATCCACATCTCATCAGGATTGGAAATGGTTTCACCCAAAAGGTTGACACCTTTACCTCCAGCCACCTCCAAACGAGACCGCAACGAGAGAGTGAGTACAAATCCCATCCGTAGAATAGAGTTATGCACCAGGATATTCCCGTTTTGAACCGGTGCACGCTTGAGCATCTTAGCGATGTCCGATACCGTTCCTTGGTAAACATCGACTTTGGGGGCCGTTTCCATCATCTTGTTCACGGAATCAAGCCGGTATTTATCGAATGAAAGCCGATTGATGCTGGGAAGCACATCGAAATAGCTGCTATCCTTATTCGGCATGATGCCGTTGATGCCGGCATTGTAAGTAAATCCCTTTTCGACATCCTGCGATAGCAGGTCCTGTATATCCTCATTCGGGGCGACTTGCCAACCGTTTTTCTGTCGGTCATACTCGGATACCCCCTCGTAAAAGCACCGACAATTCCATCCGTTAGGCGGAAACAGTCTTTGAGCATTCGGATCATCGATACGGAACACCCGGCCATTGAGCCTTGCATGTTCATCCCGCACCTTGTTGTCCTCCTGGGTTCGATAGCGCCAATAGGGGAGTGAGTCGCGCTGCGCCCACAGGCTTCCCCACTGATTGGCCATAATGGCCGTCATCGAGGCTGTTCTATACTCGGTCTTTAGCCAGTCTTCGCGGAATGTAGACACGACCTTATTGACCGCTTTTTTGAACTGCGAGAAAGATACCTTTTGCCCTTTGTCGTTAAAGAGACTTCGAGCAATGGCATCGTTAACCGCAGCCTGCTCGGCTACGTTCTTGGCAGCTGAAAACTGGAAGATGTTAGCCATGTAACGAGGTATCAAGTCATCAGGGATAGAACCATTCCCTTTGGCGGATAGTTTCACCAAAGGATTATTCCCGAACAACGGAGCCTTAAATGTGTCTGCGTAGTATTTGTACTGCTCCAGATCGATAAAAACAGGTTGGGGCTGTTCCGTTTCATACAACTTTCTCACAAATGCGTCGGAAACATGCGCATGGTTCCCCGTAGGAAGATCGACATCTTCTTTAGCTACCTCTTCTTTGATCTTGGGTGCACGCAAATAGATAATCCCCTCGGGCTCCTGTGGTGTTTGACGACTGCGAGCCGTTAGGAAATCGAGCGCTTTGCGGACAAAGTTTTTTTCCTCTTTGGTTTCAATCTCGGACTCTTCTTTGATAGCGACCGGCGGCAAAGAGATGCCCGATTTATCCTCGTAAAAGTTTTCAGGTAACCCGATCTGGGTAAAGAATTCCTGCGTAAGTTGTTTGCCGTTCTGATTAACAATGTCCGACATCTTTTGTGCCTCATCCATGCTCATCGTGGAAGCACTGTCATCAGAAAACCATCGATTATCCGGAATGTTGAGCTTTGGTTTAAGGACATTGTTCAACACCTCTACCATCCATTTCACATCCCGCTCGGCATAGGCCTTTGCAACCCGCTCGTGAACCTCCCCCAAAGACCGGCTATTGCCTTCTTTGATGGTCAACTGAGACCCGAGTACAAGGTTAATCATCCTGATTTCAGCCTGATCGATATAGTCGTAGTATGTTTTATAGGCATCCGAGGTGCTATGATGCTCGGTTTGTTTGACCTCTATGGAATAAACCTGTTTCCCATCATCCACCGAAAAAGGAGTAGTAATAGCCACGGTAGGGTCTATATTGGCCGCAATTTCCCGTGCAGTCTCTTGGTTGGGATTTACCTTTTTCTGCTGAATTGTGCCGTCCGGAGCAATGTAGTCTTGTAGTTCTACGCCTGCACCGTTATATCCGACTTGCGTTAAGGGGAATGCCAATCTCGTTCCCGATGCTAACCAGTTTCTCAAGGTAATCGCAATGCCTACATACTCCTTCAAAAGAGGTTGAAACAACCCGAGCATAGTCTGGTGTTGTGATGAATACTCCACATAGAACAGGTTAGAATAATCATCAAACCTCTCATGCCCGTTCAGGTCAAAAGGTGTATGTTTGAGGGCTCTATTGAATGGATCGATAACCGAGATAGGGTAGCGCTCAATTTTATTGTTTTGTGGCTGAAAAACACCGCCCGAATACCCTTGAAAGATCGCCATAGATGCCGCCTCGATCCACTTGCGGAACCACTCTTTGTCAATTTGTTCGGTCAGCGCTTCGTCCACATTCCCATTTTCATCCATCAAAACATAACGGGCGGAAAGAATCGGGTTTAATCTGCGCTCTATAAGTGTTTGTACAAACGGGGACGAGGCCAGCATCCACGTTACCATAGTATCCCATCCCTGAGCCATGCCGTTATTAATAAGCTGATCGGAATACATACGCCAATCAGCCTCGGTATAGTCTATATACCGGGTCATGGGATAGGTCTTGACTACAAACGAGCCTAACCCGACCGGTTTAATCGGGTTAACTGAGTTCTGTTTATTTGTAGCCCTTGCCATCAGTACAGGTATTTATTTTTAGTGGAAATAACCTCCGGAGCCATTCGTATATCTTCCCCGACAGAGGGGACATCCAAAAGTGATTGTTTGCGTGACTGCAACTCATCAATCGTGCGCAGGAAATCCTGATATGCGTCGGTAAGGCTCTTTTTAATCGCCTCGTCTCCGCTGGCTATCTCCCAGCAAGCACAGAATATAACCAGCTTTAAAACCACTCCGTTGCGATCCCAGCCGGTTTTCTGGTATTCAGTCGATAAATCATAAAGTGCGGCGAGATAATTTTGTACACGGCTCTTGGCGATATGTACGGCACGCTGGAGGCTATCGGCATTCTTATCGTAAACAGCTTCCAGATAATACTCCGGTAAATACTGAATCAGGTCGATACCCATCAGGTACCCGAAATCCATTGTTTTTATGTCGATAGGATCAACCATTACCTCCACGTCCTTTTTGCTATATACACATCACTCATGTGGATGACATTCGTTTTTTGGCTCAATTTCATCACAGCTCCATGTACGCTGTCCGGAATATCGTCGTGCATGTCTTTGGGCATGTTTTTGGCGAAATTCAGGAATTGCACCTCAACCTGTGAGGAAATCATCTTTTCCTTGATATGGTTGCTGAATATCAGTTTGTAATTTTCATTGAGCGGAACTAGCAGAGATTCTATTCGCATGAACTTGTCGCCTTTGTTCGTGTTATCCAACCGATAGGGGATAGCGCAACCGTTTTGGGCGCAATACTCGTCATGTGCTTTGGTGAAGTCATCCGCTATACCCTGGTTTTCGATCCACGTTTCTACGATTGCTCGATGGCCTTTTACCTGCTCCAGATTGGATTCTGCGTAACTTTGAGCCTCGTGTATGAGCTCCATCATCACGTAGGTAGTGCATTGTGCTGCGTTAATGTCGAGCACATAGAATGATCCCTGACAGATTCCCACCGTGGCGACCGACTTGTAGTCATTCTTGGGGCCTGACTTATAAGAAGGATCGACATAGATCACGATCTTTTCGAACACAGACCAATCGAGTACATCCAGCCAATTGAGGTGCTTGAATATTTCGCCATCGAAGTTGGCCCCGTATTCACCCTCCAAAAACCGCTGTCGGTCACGCGGTGAAAGGTTTTTGAGCGTGGCAATATAATCGTCGCTCAAATGCTGCATGTTGTCCGTCGGTCGGAAATGCGCCGTTGCATAACGCTCAGGATCATTCAAAGGCTCTCGGGATGATGGATTGAGTTTTTTGTTGAACATCACATAGTCCCATGCCTCAAAGACGGTAGGGTTAAGCGTAGTGACAAATTTCGGCATCCCCTTTACTCCATCGGAATCATACACAACCTGCGTCAACCGGGTAAACAGCTTTTCGATAACCTTGTAATCGTTCTCGTTGCCCTCTTCCACAAGGATCGAAAAGTATTCAGAAGACAAAATCTTCGTCATGCTATCCTCGTCTCCCATTGTGGCGGCGGCACCATAAAAGAATATCTTAGACCCATTAAAAAAGGTTAGGATGTTCTCGGACTTATTGAAGGTCACAAATGGAACCCCGCCCACACTGGCATCGTAAGGATGGACACCACCATTGATTTTGGCAAACTCCCTCCATAGCGCCGGCATCGTCTGATTCAGCATACCAATTTTCAAAGAACTCAGTGTTTTGCGGAACACCAATCCGTAACTGCCTGGGTAAATAATCGCTCGCTTTACAATCCATAAAAAAGCATAAAACGTTTTACCGCTTCTCGATCCACCATACAGGCAAATGAACTTGACGATTACCCCTACAAACAAAGCAGCCTGAACCGCTTTTTGCTTGTCCGTAAGAGAGACATTCAGACTATAAGCCTTTGTCCTCATTGCCGAACATCACCGTAGTTATAGTGCTATCTTGTTTTACTTCTTGTTTGTCAGCCAAACCTAATTCTCTGGCGATAATATTGCTTTCTAGTAAGCCTGCTGCGGCCCCTGTAAACTTCTGTGAGTAGATTATATCGCGTATGCGTGCAGTGATGACCGAATAAGCTTCATCCTTTTCATAAAGTTGGAATGTTGAACGCGCAATCCCTGCGAACACACAAAACTCTATGATGGTCATGGCTCGCATTTTATTTACAGTGTCTCTAAAGCCTGATCCAAATACTTTTTCTTCAAGCAAAGGATTATCTTCCACCCATTTGAAATAATCAACGGCTTTATCCCATAATTCCTGAGGGGTGTATTTCCTGTCTGATCCTGATGGAAATCCTTTTGCCAGTTTCCAATATGTATTTCCCTGCTTAAAGGCCATTACTTCAAGAATTCGTTAAACTGCCACATAACAAAATCTACATACCTAGAGCACTGCACCATTAAATCGTTGGTGACATAATCACCGGTCGCATTGGTGTTAGCCCAAATAGCATTTTGCTGTTGGCGGATGCTGGAAAGTTGTGTGATGATTTCCTGGACGAGCTGTCGGTCTGACATCTCAGGATAAGTTCGGTCACCGCCGGTCATCTGAATAACCGAATCGGGATTGAGTTGACGGTAACGCTCGGCGATAGTGTCGGCTTGATCTAGGGCTCCTTCATATAGCTTCTTAAACTGCTTATGTAGCGTAAAAAAATGCCCTCCTTGCACATTGATGTGTGCAAAGTGGGCAAAATCCCTTAATGCGATCCAACTACGAACAAGCTCTACCATAGCTATGTACCATTACATAGCAAAAGTATAGCTTCATGTAAGCCGATACAAGCTATTTTCTTTCAAAATCTTTCAAATTTCGATGTCGCTCCAAATACCTGTTTGAAATGAGATGATCTTGAGTGTGCTGCAAAGCGTCCACCCATTGCTGCCATTGCTCAGGATGGGAGGTAAGCCACGCTTGCACTTCGGATTGCTCCACATATACACCATAGTCATCCGCCCTAAAACTGATCGCATGCTGGCGAATAAGCTGATGTAATCTGAGTTCGGCTATACCAAATTCTCGTGCTGCTGCTTTAATATCCATAACAATACTTTTAGAACAATAATATTACCTTTTATCGGTCTTTTCCCTATGCAACTTTCTGCCTTTAGGACAATTTATCTCAATTCGCACGTTTTAAAATCCACCGTCAACCGGTAAAATCCGAGTACATCCGAGCCGATCAGTCCTCTTACGTTCTTCCCGGTAGCCCTCCGTAGACTGGTCATGTCCTGTACCGCGAAGCTGGCCGAATACGGGATGCTGTCGAGTGTGAACGGGATTCTTCCGGTAGTCTTTAACGGGATCGAGGTTCCGTCTACGCCGATTACCTCTAAGCCGGTAGCCATGTAGTAGATTTTCGCTTCGTCACAGAGCTTTTTGTCCAGCATAGATGTAGACGCTCCGGTATCTATTAAGAATAGCTCCCGTTGGCCGTTTATCGTGGCATAGACGAAGGGAACACGGTCGAAGATGATCTTGCCCGGCTTGGTCTTGTTGAGCTCACAGGCAGAGAAGATAGTGACTGCGATAAGGGACAGGTAAAGTAGCTTTTTCATATTTCAGGTTTTTGTTATTTTTGCATTACCAAATTTCATATTGGCTTTGGGTTAGTAGTAATAGGTAGGAGGGTGAGACGGACACCCTCCGTTTTTCAGAACTCTGACTGCTTTTCTTCGATCAGTTTACGCAACTCTTCCTTCATTTTTTCTATCTCGTGGCTCCGCTCCATGAGTTCCCGTATCTCTTCGTCACTCATTCGAGGACATCCCCTCAGCCAGCTATCGAAGTTTGGGGAAGGTATATCGAGAGTTCCGCAGTCCATACAGTAGTCGTACCACTTGACAAAATCTTCTCTCGGGACATTCCGATCCACTGAGGTGCGGATGGTGTTTATATTCACGAAATAGTCGCCTAGCTCGATAACACCTCCGACTTCATCACCTATCCAGAAATCCGGATAATAATCGAAGCCGTACATCTCGCAAAAGGCCTTCAGATAGGCGTTGCAAGCGTTTATATAGTCTGATTTAAGGCTCATATGATTTTTATTGTTTATGCCTGCGGCGTGATATTTTCAATGTGTTCTTTTGTCTTTTGATTCTGTTCGGAGATATACTCACCGAAATACTCGTCTACAGCACTCTCAAGCTCCTCCAGGCTGTTGTATCCATTGTAGGGGCCTTTTGTTTCTTCGGTCATCTTCTTTTATTTTTCGCCTTGCGGCAGTTCTTCAATCGTCACCCTCACAGGGCGGCAGGTGTGACCTTGTTTCTCGTAATTGCCCCACGAGGATTGGCCGATGAAATCTTCAATACACCATTCCTCGTTCGGGCGTAGTGACCATTCTACGGGTTGCCCTTCCGGATCAAACACCGCCCACATTTTGATTGTTGTGCTCATATTCCCAATGCTTTTTCAATCAACTTTCTGTTTTCCGAGTACTGAATCGCGAAGTCAGCATACCTACTATCCCCGGTGTGCGTGTTGTCCAAGTCTTTGAGTAGATCGTTGGTTTTCTGCAAGGATTCCAGCAGTTCCGGGGCGGCGGCGATAAGACGAGCGTTGTCATCCATCTGATCTTCCTCGTAATCCGACATTATGCAGATAGTTGTAGAATGCCCGTGTATTGGGTCTATCACGGCGCTGATTTCTACTTCTTTATAGCCGCCGTCGTATTCATGCCTTTCAATATACCACGACCCCGGCGTGCCTTTAAATTTCGGTTTCATCACTTCACCAGTTTAAATTCAATCCTCCAAACAAAAGGGTTCTGTTCCCAGGTTCCTCGACCGCTGATCTTATCCATGAGGGAAGCAAAGGCTTCGCGGGGAGTGTTAAAATTGGTTTTATGGCATCGTGGGAAAATCGGATCGAAACAATAACCCTCGCCAAAAGGAAAGGGTTCTTCAAAAATTCCCTCTTTGATACAGTCCTCATCGGTTATATCCTGCAACCGCTCAGGGCGGACAGAGGTAATGCGGATTTGGTGAGGCATTAGGTCGGCCTGAACGAACATTTTGTTGTGCCAACCTGCCTTATCATGCACTACGGCATTTTTGAAGCTATCGTAACGAGCATCCCCAAAATCTCCGATCATCAATTCGCTATGTATGTCTGCGTAACACTGCGCTACGGCTACGATCTCGCCGATCCGGTAGGGAATATTGTCTTTGAAAAACTCAAATTCATTGTAATATTGACGCACTACTGGCGTGGAGGGACCGCACGATACCGAATTACAAAAATCATCGTAATCCGTCCACCTGTCCCACAATTTATCGCCGACTATTCGCCTCGTCATGGTCTTTCGCCCCTCGATGACCGCCTGCGTCAAGCCGTATCGGTCGTTAAACATTATCTTTTTCATCTTCTTCTCCTGTTATGCCCGAAGGCGGGTTACTATCTCTCCGAATAAATCCGGTTAACAATTTCTCCGTAAACTTTCGGATCGATATTTTTACTCTTGTATTGAGCATCAATTATGGCTACAATCCGGTTTAACTCCATGTCAACCGCTTTGTATGCCCGGCCTTTGCTAATGGCTGTAAACGGGGCCTTGTCGTCGTTCTGTGCGTCGTAAGCGACGAATACATGTCGGCGCAAATACTCTTTCGGTTTCATCTTCTTACTCCTTTACTCGTTCGATTAGTCCTCTTCTTTTGAGGCGTTTGATAAAGTTCTTCAGGTTCAAAGCCTGTTCGTAATAGCAGTCCTTTTCAACGGTGATCTTCTCCTTAAAGACAGGTTTACCGTCTAAGCCTATCGATGCCTCACGTACCAACTTCACGGGTTTGATCTCTCCCGTTTTGACGTTGAAGGAAAACAATGTGTGGCCGGGCACCTTCCTCATGCTGCCGATTAGCTTGTATTCCTGTCTTTGCTGTTCGAGTAGTTCTACTTGCGTCTGGCAGATCATTTCGTTGGCTATGCCTGATTCCGGTAATATGCGCATGGCTTACTTATTTACGGGTTCGATGGGACGCCAGTGAGTGTAGAAATTTTGTACAGCATAAGGTTTGATGCGTTCTTTCAACTGCCATCCACGGATTAAATCTATATGACCATCAGTATCTTTTGTAAGAATCAGAGTGTCGTCATCTGGAAGCTCATCCTCCACACTAATCCACCGATATGCCTTTTCCAGGCCTCTGCGGTAGCCGAAAGCGTCACCGGCGAGGAAATCTCGCTCAGAACGAGTTTTGCAGGCATCACGGCTGACCTCCCATTCAAGGATGGATTCTCTACTCCATAATGTTTCGGCGTACTCTCTGGCCGCTTCTTGGGGTGTTTTCATACGGTTTCTGAATCTTCACGAATTAATTTGAATGGTAGTTTTGCGCCACAATTAGCACAAAAAGCTGATTTGGCTTTATGTATCAACCTGCCTGACGAGTATTCCCCTCGTTCGTATTCTCCGGAAGCTTTATGAACAGACATGTAATGTAGTCTGTACAAATCCGAGTATTCGTACCCATAGAAACCACCGCACATAATGCATGCTACCGGCTGCGGATCGTTTATCTTTATTGTTTTCATAGCTCGTAGGGATTTTCAGGTAAGGTATTCACGTCGATTGCCAGTCCGGCGGAGATTAGGCCCCGGTAGTCAAACATCCATTCATGGAATTTGTCGAACACCATAAGCCAATCGGAATCCATACAGCCTCCTACTGTATAAAGCAAACCGGCTGTGTCAAATTCTATGAAATGCCCTCTGTTATTAAGGACGCCAAGCGGCACAAACTTTTCCCCTCTGTGTGTGATCTCTTTGGTGAGGTCGGACATAGGGCGGAGAATGGGCTTTACCTCGCCTAGTGACTTATTCGTATATCCGCAGTTATTTGAAAAGTCAGCGGTATTATCCGTCAAATCAATAGAAACTATCTCATGCGGGGTGCTAAAATAATCCGACAGGAATTTCAGTCCATACGGCAGATAGCCGCAAATATCTTTCAGTTCAAGCGTTTTCATAGGTCGTTATTTTTAAGATCGCCCCCTCCCTAAATCATACTTTCTTTTCTTTCGTTTGATTAATTTTAACTCTACGATTCGGCGGGTCATATATATCCGCATGGCTCTATCCCGCAACTCATCAGGTGTCATAGCGAAAAACCATAAACGCGCGTATTCATCAGAACTATAACCGTAACTCATGCCAATGACAGTACCATCAGCGTCTCGTTTGACTGAATAAATGGTTATTTGATTACGACCTTCCCGCCTTAGGCGTTTTAAAAGTCTTGTTTTCATCACTCTTTATTTTTGAAGTATTCGACAATCTCTTCGGCGGTGGCTTTGCGGGTGGTCATCCAGTGATAGGAATAGCCGTTGATCTTGTCTGACGTGCACTTGAACATTCTTCCTTCTTCCACAAACCACTGTTCTCGGTCGTTCTCGTCATTCATCGCCGCCAGGGCTTTGAACAGCTCGGTGTTTTCGCCGCAGTCGATATAGCCTTTTGAAACCATCTCTGACTGTGTGACGGGGGATTCAAACGCGCATAATAGACAACCCGATGTAACATCTACATACAACACGTTAGATTCAAGACCCCGCATAAGAAATTTATATCCAATCCCTTCCAGCCACTCGATCAACTCTTTTCGCTTCTCCGGATTCTCAACCCGAACAAAGCAGGGGGTAGTGAAGGTCATTGCTCGTTGAGTCTTTGAATGAAATCGTTTAGTATATCACACAGATAATCATCAGTCCGCAACCTATGGTCACAACCAGCACCACTTTGTGTGCATGCGAAACAACACGCCTCCACCGCTCTTGCTTTCAGCGCTTCGATCTTCTCTTCTGCGTCCTGCTCGGCAAGCTCGACGGCTCTCTCAGCGCTTTTACGATCCAGGAGCTTCCCTTCCACATTCATGTGAATCGAATACATCACTTCGCCGGGTAGTTGTATCGCACTAAATGCGCTATTCCTGATAAATTCCTTTGCTCGTTTGCTTTTCATTTCCCATTCCTTTCTGCCCTCGATAGGGCTTCATACTCGTTGATCGTTTCAAAAATCTGGTAAACCACTTGCGGTACTACGGCGTTTCCGTAGGCTTTGATGCTTTCCATTCTCCATTTTGAAAAGGTAATTCCGTCCAATCCGTAGGAAAGCCCATCATCTCGGCTACAAACCGGGGGTTGAGTTGGGAAGTTTTGCCAGTTTGACGGTATGCTAACTCGCTTATGTCTTCGCCGAGGTTGCTCTTGCCCCTGTCTATCTTGGCATGGCGGCAATCCTGCACTTTCGGAGTGGGAAGTAGATTCATCTTTGCGGCAAGTGCTATCGTGGGCCTTGGTGTTGATCCGGATGACAGGCTTTTGTTTATTCGACCGCTCCCGGCATCTATCGCTGTCGGAGTAGGAAGCAACCCTCCGTATATCACCTGGCTGGCGAGGTTCGGGTAGCAATTCGCCGACCTGTCGCCCATTCTCTTGACGAACTTCTGCGGGTCTTCCACTATCTCGGTCGCCCGCGGAGTGTGCAACAAACCAAGTCCGGTATCTTTGGTGTGGAGCGCCGACACCGCAAGCTGGAAGTACATACGGTTGGACTTCGTAACCTTCCGCTTCCAGGTCAACACACACCTGTTTGAATACCAACCCGTCCGACCAACTAACAATTCCGTAAACGTTCTCGCCCACGATCCAACGGGGTCGAACAGTCCGAATAACTCCGAGCATTTCGGGCCACAGGTAGCGGTCGTCTTCGGTTCCTTTGCGCTTTCCGGCTGTCGAAAACGGCTGGCAGGGAAAACCTCCTGTGAGCACGTCGAGCCGGTCTTTATACCTGGCAAAATCAGCCGTTCGTATGTCTGTGAATTGTTCTGCATCTGGAAAATGGTGTTTGAGTACGGTTTGACAAAACGGGTCTATCTCGCAGTTGAAAAGGTTTTGCCATCCGACCCATTCGGCGGCGAGGTCAAAACCTCCGATCCCTGAAAACAAACTGCCGTGCGTCATCTCTCTTCATTCTGTGCCCCGGACGGGACGGTTTCACAATCCCCGTAATACACCCAAATCTTACGTCTCGTGTACCGGGTTCTCGTTTGAATCCAACCGCTTTCGAAATCGACCCCGATCACCTACCGGCGATGGTTCCTGAATACGATCAGGTCGCCTTTTCCCCATCTTTTCTCTTCAAACTCTCGGTATGTCATTGTCTTGCTGTTTTGCTTCCCGTTTAATCTTGTTGATCTGCTTGCGTGTCACACTAAATACCCCCCCCCGAAAGGTGTTGCAGGTCTTTGACCTTCTCAGCGGGGATTTCGTCGATAAATTCACCGGTGCGATGGCTGTAAAGGGTTACCATTTCCGGATCGATCGTTTGGTTGATTTCGACTTTCATTGCGGTAGGTTTTAAGTTTCATAATCCGAACACCATCATCGCGGCATCCCTGCCATGCTTCGAGGTGGTTTTGTTCCATCCGGTAAGCCGTTTGAATGGAGCGGCGTCCATCTTTGTGATGTTGTCTTTCGGAGCTACCATGCGGTAATTGATTTCGTTCTCCCAGCACCAGTCCTCCCAGATGTGCGCGTCCCGTTTTACCGCTCCGGCCCCTTGCAGCTTCTCCCGCCCCGAATTGCCGTACCATTTCCGCAATCGGGCATCCTCGATGTGGAGTTCGATTTCGTGCCCCGCCTCCAGAGCTATATTGCGGTAGATCAGCACCCGTTCCATCGCCTGGGTAATCGTTAGGGTCCCGATTTCTAAAAGTTGCCGTTTTTCGGAATCCCAGACTGCAAAACCTGTGTTTGTCCCTGTATCTATGCCTATATGAATCATTATTGCATCGGTTTAAAACGGCAGATCACTGCCGGGTGTCCATGTTTCGTCATTGGGAAAATCGGACTGCTGCTGCGGTTGCAGCCAGTCGGAATTGTCGAGCAGGTGAATGTCTGGCACAGGAACGGCATACCGTCCGTTTTGAAGATTGTATTGCAAGTCAACCACACCCGTTTCTCCTTGTTCTTTGAAACGTACCTTAGATACCACCAGTTCGGTACCGGGTCCGTTCGGATGGTCATTGAAACGGCGGTAAACCGTAATTCCGATGTCTGCCTTATTGTAGAAATTCGCCGATCCGTTGATGTCGTACAGTGTCGGACGGTTATAGCTGCATGCATTCAACTTATCCATTTTTCGGGGATGGGCGACCAAATTCACCAACACATCATATTTGCGGGCGAAACGCACCAACGTATCCAAAAACCGGCCGATATACTCCGTTTCCGATTCATTGCGCTCCCTGCGATGCTCGAAACAGTTGAACGGGTCGATCACCAGCACTTTGATTCCGTACCGTTTTACCGCATTGCGAGCCGTTTCAATAACCGTTTCCACAGAATAATCATCCCCGGCATCGATAAACTTGAAATTGTCAGCGATGTAGTCAAAGCTCCGGTTAAACTCATCGTCAGTCATAAATCCGCTTCGGAAAGTCTTACCCACCAGCACCGATGCCAGTTTTGGAAACAGGTAGATGTGATAGGGCATGTTTTCAGGCGAAAAAAATATGGATTTCCATCCCCACATCAGATTCCATCTCACGACCATGAAATTCAGCATTTCCGATTTACCATGCGACGGAATACCGGTCCATACTACCACCTGCCCGGTTTTCCACGTAATCAGCTTATCTATGGATTCAATTCCTACGGTCTTGCCGGTATCCAACCCGTTACGGAAAAGAGTCAGGATGTTGTCATAAACCCCGTCCAGATCCTGGACACCCCGCAGGGGAAGATAGTTCGCTTTTTGCAGCACCTCATGGAACATACATCCATCCCCGGCGCACAGCATTTCGTTAGCGTCCTTGTGCCCCCCGAAATAAACCACCTTGCACCGCTCTTCCCCAAGCCTGCGGATCAATTCATTGCGTAGACCTATCCCCGGTTCGTCCTGATCGGTGGCGATGTAAAACGTTTCGATGTGCGAAAGATCGTCGATACAACTGTCCAGGTAGGAAAGATCGCGGGCTCCGGCACCGTTAGGAACCGAAACGACATTTTTAAACCCGGCCTCGATGAAGCTCAGCGCGTCTATTTCTCCCTCGACAATAATCAATTCCCTGGCCCCGGCAATACAGTCGTAGTTGTAAAACACCAACTCGGCATCCTTCACCATCCGGAACGACTTCTGCGGGCCCCGGTACTTGATGTTAACCAACTTATCCCCGACGAAGTACGGAAAACAGATCACCTTAGCCTCCGTGCCGAACTGGGGCATCCACTCCTTGTCCGAATAAATCCGCATCTCCCGAAGCGTAGCCTGTGAGATCATACGCCCTTCGAACCACTTCACAGCCTCATCCGTCAGGTCGGTTTTGTTCTTCCAGATTGGAATCGCATACGATTTGGAAGGACGTTCCCTCAGCGGCCTGTAGAGCACAAACGCGGTTCCGCAATGATAGCACTGTCCGACCCCTTTGCTCTGATTCCATTGCAGGCACTTCTCGCTTTTCTTCCGGCGTGACGGAGAGCATTTCGGGCACACGAGGTTGTTCTCTCCCTCATGTGAGGGATTGACCTCATAAACCTTTTTCGATTCAATGTCAATAATCTGCGTCATTGATTTTTCAATTTTAATTGTCGGACATCTTGTGTTACCGCGGGAACTGGATTACTCCGGGACGCCCCTCATGCACACTTCCATCCTCCGGTTCCGGAAATTCATCTTCCCATCGGCGCTGATTCAACCAGGTCGATAAATGCGCCCACTGCGGACAAAAAGATTTACTTTGCATGCATCGCTCCCGCCATCGGATCAACCTCTCAAGCGCAGGCATTAGCAGCGGAACTACCTCCTGCCAATCCCGGTGCTTCTTCCGAAAAGCGGCGAACTCAACCTGGAAACCCCGTTTCGTCCCCCCATAGGCTGCTCTGAACGCCTCGAACTGTTTTTCCAAATCCGGCCTGTTAGTGGAATCTTCCCATTTGATTTTTAGCGGAATAACACGAATATCACCCCCGAGCACTCCATCCTGTATTCCGCCTCTTAACAGAATCACTTTTGAAAAACTACCGGCCAAATGACGCAATTTGAAAATGGATTTTTCTCGCGGGTTCAAATAGTCAATTTCGATTGCATATTTCTCATCCCCCCGAGTGGCTGTCAAATCTATTCGTCCTGCATGTCCGTCTCCTCGATCGGGCACTGGTATTTCGGCCTTACATTCAAAACCCATTTTCGCCAAATATTCACGTACCTGCTGATTGCATTTCCAAGAATCATTATCTACGGAAAGAGCTCGAATCCCCTCCTCAAAAGGAGGGTAAGGGTGGTTATTATTTTCTTTACTTTCCTTTACTTTACTTTGCGGCAAACTTCCGGAAGAATCTGACATTATTCCAGAATAATCATCTTTCTTTCCGGAATAATCTTCGTTTACTCCTGAAATAAGATCATATTGCTGGGGGATCGCATACGATGTTCTTTTGGCAATCCGGCTCATCTCAATGTATCTCGACTGTATGGAGCGTGAAGTAAGTATACCCGCACTTGTGAACAGGCCCTTATCGAAAAGACCGCATGCACAGCAGTAGTGTACTATATCATTCACCTGTGATTCCTCCAGTCCCCAGTATTCGGCGGCGTCAAAGGCAGCACTTTCGTCATACGCAAGGAAACAGCCCTTTACTCGGTAGATTTCATTGAGGAAATATTCGTATACGGCGTAACCCTTACATCCACGGTCTTTTTTCAGACGCTTAATCCGGATGTCCTGGAATCTGTCCGTATCAACTTTATAAAATATGAAGCCGGTTTTAATGTTAGCCATGTCAGTTATTCGCCTTCAAGTATTCTTTTTGCTTCGTGGCAACGTTGCATTGCATCGCTAAACTCGTCCAGCGTCCGGGTAAGATGCCGGTTCTGGTCTTGCAGTTTACATAGCAGCTCCTTCGCTCTCTTCGTGTAAAACCCGTAATCGATACGGGCTTTCTCCATCCGAGGATCTTCTTTGTTATGTTCCATGTGTCTTGACTTTGAAATAAATATCGTTGATCGTGTTTCCATAGGTAATTCGACCCGCCCGGGTTAGGATTCGAAGCGCACCGCGTACCTGTTCCTTGTCATACCCCTTCATCATCTCACATACCTCTTTCATCAGGGCAATAGTCGGCTCTTCCTTTTTAAGGGCCTTACTTGCCGAAATATGCGCGACGGCATTCAGGGTAAGTTGTTCCAGGTCGGTCATAGATATTCGCGTTGACGATCCATTTCAACCTCGATGCTCTGCAAAAAATCCTCTTCATTCGGAGAGGGCAGGTAGATTCCGCACTCCGACGCGCTCCAGTTGCGGAATCGGTCGATGGCCTGCGTCATTTCGGCTGTGGTAAGGTTTGCCGAACTACGGTACTCATTTTCTTCACCGAGGTACTTATCCGCCTTGTGACGCACGAAAAGCGAAGGATTACACAGTTTTTTGAAGTACACCCGTTTCACATATTCGAGCGTATTGCCAGTCTCCATTGCATACCAGCCGAGGATTAAATGCAGATATGAATTTTGGGACCGCGAACGTTTGGCTTTCTTTTCGGTCAGTTCGACAACCACGCCTTTACGGTACAGGTCGTTCGAACGCCGTTTGAAGCGTTCCTTGTCGAGTATGTTACTCAGATTGTACAGCATGGTCTAAAATGGCAGGTCGTCAACTTCTGATGCAGGGGGCATCTGATCCACTGATTCCGGTGTGGCGGCGGGCGGGTTGAAGCTAAAACCCTTTCCGCTACCGATGTAAACGCGATCCGTTTTTGCCTCACGCTCTTCCTTTGACTGGCTCATAAATACAGTGTGGGTGTTTCCGTAAGAATCGGCCTCACGACGTTTGGCAACGGTAATATTCATGTACTTTTTGCCATTTTCCGCCTGCTTAATCTTGGACTTGGGAATGTCACTCACGCAGATCGACATGTTGATTAAATCGCTCATTTTGCTGTTTTATTAAAGGTTACTTTGATTGTCGTTTTTGAACTTCTGACCGGGCGGCGCAATTCTTCACCGGTTTCCGTATCAGCGATAGTTTGTCCTACTGGAATCCCCCGGAGCATCGTTTCCCGCTCTTTTATTTGCTGATCGAGTTCCGCTCTTGTCTCGTAGAGTTCGGTCAGCGTGCTATCCCCGCATACCGAATAATCGTATTTCACACCCGCTTCGGATTCCTCCAGCTTACAGTCTCGCAGTTGGTGATCCCTCCCGTACTTGGAGAGCTCCCGCAGGGCGTAATCCTTTACCTGCGGATCGTCTTTTACGGCTTTAAACATCTTTTCGTACCGCGACATATTCGCCCACATTTCTAAAGGATCGACTTCACCGCTGAGGATATACGCTTTTGCCTTTTGTATAGCTTCCGGAATGGAAATAGGGGCTTTAATGATTTCTTCCGTCGTTTCCATCGCTACTGATTTTGGGCGACTCCTATACCATTGGTCGCACGGTTCACCAACCAGGCGTAATCCTCATGCGTGAACCCTTGCAGGGACGTTTCAAATTGGGCAAGCGTCCATTTTTCCTTCTTCTTGTTTTTGCCGCACAAATTCTGTCCGGTCACCAGATCACAAAGGCAGTTCACCAGGTTATCGTCGTTTCGGTTGAATAGTTTCACCTTTCTGGACGGTGCGACCTGTTGCTGTTGTTGCTGTTGGTCGTACTTGGTGCGGTCGGCCTGCCAATACACATCGGCACCCATCCCGAGGGCCTTGCAAGCAACAGAAATCGCATCTGTTAAAGCCATCTTGTAACACTCGTCGGAAGTGAACAAGCCGCCTTTTTCTTTGGCAACAAATGCACTGCCGCCAATGCCGACGATGGGCTCACTCCATTGACTGTTCATTTTCACAAAAAGGTTGATTTGAACGAAGGCGGCCACTTCGCCGTTAGCTCCGGGCTCCAGACGCTTGTCTGTAATCTCGTACCGCCATCCGAACCCAACCGGCCCGAACTGCTCGGTCAGCGTTTTGATGCGCCACATGGGATTTATATCGGTCTTGCCTGACAGCCGACCGCCTTTGATCTCTTTCTTGGCCTCTTGCGGCACCGCACGGGTACTGTTGTAAATCTCCATATTTTCCATAGTCGTGAAAATTAGATTTTTGTGGACAGGGCAGGATTCGAACCTGCAACGAGTGCTTACGGTAAGCGTCTTTTACACACTCATTAATGCTGCTCGCCTTGTTCGGCATACTTACCACATGTATTAGCGTCTACCAATTCCGCCACCTGTCCAAATTGCCCGTCTTTCCGGGCTGTCAATATGCTTGTTGATTCCAAAATATTTCCCGAAAACCTGGCTTCTGACCATCTTTAGTGTAGAAATACCTCTTGTAGCGACCGATAATTTTGCCGTTCTCATCAAACAGAATAACCCATTCATCGCCTATTGGGAGCCCGTCATGACGGAGCCTTGAAATAATCTTCCGTGCATCTACAGTACCGCCTACCTTGTTCATCTCGGCGGTTGTCATAATCCTGCCTTGCAGTAAAGCCGCTTTGATCTTCTTTTGGGGTTCCGCTAAATAGTCCATAATATTGAGTGTTTTGATTTGTCCTTTAAAACCTCCGCGGGCCTCACGGATGGCGGAGGGGTGACCCGGATTACCGTCCGGATCGTAAAAAATGGCTGCAAACCTAAACCAACATTACTAACCTAAATGAACCTAACCTATGATGCTTGCTTGTACTTGTCAATGAATATGTCTTGCCTGAAATTGTTGTCAACCCGGCGTCCTCCGTCTACATAAGTCAGCAGATTGACGTAGGTAAATGCGTACTCCGTTCCGTGATCGCTGTGGTATGCGTAGGCCCTGACTTCGAGCGAAGCATCCAAACCGCATCCGATCACCTCAAAATCGACCGGTTCGCCGTTCTTTTGCCGCAGATCGTCCGTCCCGCCGAAAGTCTTGTCGTCGAACACGCGAAGGATGAAATCGTATTGTTCAGGTGTGATGTGGATAATCTGTGTCATGGCTATTTGTTTAACCATTCAAACTCTGACCCTACCCAAAATTTACCGCCCGGCGTTTTATAGGCTTTCAGGTTATTATACCCCGGCCCAAGCTGTTGGATGTAGGCTAAAGCCTCTTTGCGGGTTCTGTGAAAGCGCTTGATCTGTTTCATAACTACTCGTATGATTCTGCTACATGCTCAAGCAGTAACTTGCGGCTTTTGCTTTCTTTGGGGTAATTGTCGGCAACTCTAAGCAGGCCGATCCGCTCCCGGTTCTTCTGATCCTCGCTCTGAGGTTCCATAGAGATGATAAATTCGTCGTTCATGGCTTTGTGGGTTTTAGTTAACATCTTTTGCATAGCTCTTGACGAGCCACCTCGTAAATTTCTTGCGGTTGATTAAACCGATCCAAGTCTGACACATGGTAGACAGGATGACACCTGCGGCGAATTTTGAAAGGAATTTTACCTTCAATCGCATACCTGTCCAATGTCCGGACGTTTACCCCCAAATACTCCGCAGCCTCTTTTCGGGAATAGAAGATTTTTCCCGGCTGGGGTGGGGTGATGGGTATTTGTTTTATTCCTCGTGGCATGATCGCTTGGATTTGAAGTTTTTGTTTTCTGTAATGAGAAAGTCGGCCAGTTTAAGCATCGCTTTCACAAAAACAGTCTCCTCCTGACCATCATAACTATTACATACTGGGGTTGACATTAATTTAATTGCCACCCGTAGACGCAACATATCTTGTTTGTGTTTTTTGGCCTCTTTTTCCTCCTTTATCTTTCGCTCGTAATATCCAGGAGGATGATAAAATGAAGATGGTAGCATAGCTTTAGGATTTGATTGTCTGTTACCGTTTGGATTCGATCTTATTTTTCGTAACCGATAAATACTCTGCGACCCGATCACGTAATTGTATCAAATCTTTCCGTATGTGTTTAAATTCCTTACTTACAGGGTAATGCTTGTACTTTTTCATTATATGGACTGTATTCTTTACAACCACATCGTAATCTACCACTTCCAAGCCACCGGACTGGCAGTGATTAACATAACATATGGCTTGATTTAATCTGTCACACAAACCGGAAAGGTCCTTTTTCAATGTTCTCAACTCGTCGTAAGTCATAGCGTTATGATATTCGGGTTACTTTATACACTTTAGCAAATGACTTTGTTTTAAAGGTGCGTTGAAACTCTATTTTGATCTGTCCAACCTGAGACCGAACGCTACTCCTTTGATCGATCGGAAAGACCAAAGTTCTGCCAATGGGTAGATTGATAATCTTTTGACGCACACTATTGGGATTTGGATTGGCCATATTTTTTAATTACTTTCGTTTATTGATTTATTTCTTCACTGCAAATATAAAGCATATTAAAACAATAAACAAGCTTTAAAGCGAAAAAATTTAAGCGTTAATGGAGAAAAAACAACAAAGCTCTGTTTTTCAGGTGTTTATACTAAAAAACAAACTCAAAAAAACAGAGATTGCCCAATATCTTGGTGTATCAAATGCCTTTATTAACAACTAGCAGGAGGTCGCGGGTTCGAGTCCCGTCCATACCGCAAGCCTCAGAATCAAGCAATTAGCTGAAATTCTGAGGCTTTTTCATTGTTCTGTAAAGGTCTTTTCGATATAAATCCCCCATAAAAACGTCGTCAAATACTATCATTTTGCTATATTTGCTACCACACACCGTGCAAATTTAGGTGCAAATTTAAGGGTGAAATATGGCTTCAATCTGGTACTACCTCGACACGAGACGACGCAAAGCTGACGGGACCTTTCCGTTAAAGATCAAAATCGGGCTGAATGCCAAAAACGGCTGCCTCATCAATTTAAAAATATCTCTCAGGGAGGATCAATGGGAAAACGGGGAAGTAGTGCGCCACCCCAACAGAAGGTTCCTAAATACATACGTCAAACAGCGCTACCTCGATATTACCAATTCTATTTTCAAATTGGAAACAACCGGTGCTATTAACCGAATGTCGCCTGCTGAGATAAAAAAATATGTGGAATCATCATTGGGGACAGTAACAGATGAAGCATATACATTTTCCGAGCATTTTGAGCGCTTTATTTCAACTCGGGCAAAAGAATCAACCAAAGACATATATCGTCAGACATTGTTAAAAATCGAGCTGTTTTCGCCCGGAAAACTGGCATTTTCCGACATCAATATAATCTGGCTAAAAGGATTCGAGCAATTTTTGAAAGGACAAGGGTTGTCCATCAACTCCATCAATTTACACATCCGCAATATTCGAGCAGTATTTAATGATGCGATAAACGAAGATAAGGCCGAACAGAATCTATACCCATTCCGCAAATTCAAGCTCAAATCAGAAGAGACCCGAAAACGATCCCTCACCGTAGAGCAACTCCGAGCCATACGGGATTGGCCTTGCGAACCCCACGAACAGCAGTATATAGACATCTTTATGCTAATGTTCTACTTACGCGGAATTAACATGATCGACTTAGCCGGACTAACCAAAATAGACAATGGGCGGGTAGAGTTCAGGAGGGCTAAAACAGGTAGGTTATATTCGATCAAAATAGAACCTGAAGCAGAAGCGATCATTAATAAATACCGGGGTAAAAACTTCCTCTTAAATATTAATGAGCGTTACTCTAACTACAAAAACTACCTCCATCGAATGAATCGCAACCTTAAAGAATTTGGATATACAAGGGTAGGGAAGAGAGGTAAAAAAGATAAAGAGGTGGCTTTCCCGTTCTTATCCACCTACTACACGAGGCATACATGGGCTACGCTTGCCGCCTACCTTGAAATACCCAAAGAGACTATCGCAGCTGCACTTGGACACGGAAAAAAGGATGTAACCGATATATACATTTCCTTCGACCAAAAGAAGATAGACGAAGCCAATAGGCGGGTAATTGACTATCTCAACCAGAATTAAAACACCACCAAATTATACTGCACTCCCACACCTAAATATGGTCGTATGCCTTGCGGAGTTAAAGCTGCCCCGGCGCTCACGCCGATCCCCCAGCGTTTCGGCTTGCCGGGAACCCCGACCCGCTGGATAACGGTTTGTGTAACCGTCCGGGGATAGACTTCGATACTATTTGCCTGCACATTGTAGCCCTCTACCTCCATCCGGTAGGTCGAATCGTCGGTAAACAGGTAACGACCGATCGGAATGGGAAGGTGAATAGGTTTCCCGTCTGCTGTATCGTGGATGGTGTCATACCGAACGATATGCACGTATTTCGGTACCGGCACTGTATCTCTGATCGTGTCGAGATGTACGACTGGCGGCAAAGTATCGTACTGTACGATCTTAACCGGGTCGAAATTCTTTGTCCAGCGCCCCAGAAAGAACATGCCAAAGAATAAAAGAATAATGAGGGTGTATGTGCCAAAGTTTTTCATGTCGCACAATTATTTCAAGTGCAATATCTGATGCCGATTCTTTCCCGCAGAATACGAAATATGTACCCAACTATAATCACTTTCGTCAATCAGCTGGTCGAAATCGAAGCCTCCGCCCGCGATCAGGTCGAATAACCGACGGTTGGCCGCCTGACTGCCGACGGTAATATCGGCGGCTTCTCCTCGGACATGCTGACTGGTTGGAACGCCGCCGACCGCCTTGTTTAATGTCGGGCACCGATAACCGCTGTTGACCGTGATCGGGCCGCCCCACTTCTCGCGGATCGGATCGAGCAGGATATTGATGAGGTTTGATAGTTTGACCTTAACGCCTGGCGGCGGGGTGTTGTCGATCCCGAGCGCCCGGGCCTTAGCCGAGGCGGTCAGTTCTGGTATGGTAAAATATTTCATTTCCCGTTGTTGCTTGGTTTTGTCATATCCTCCGGCGTAACAATAGCTTCCGGGTGATCTTTGGTGTATTCTCCCCGAAGCAATCCCACAAGGCGACACTTCACATCACTATTCAACCGTTGTAGACACTTGTCGTCGGGTTGCAGGCAGACATACTTTTCAGCCTCTTTTAGCTGCAATCGCAACTCGTTGTTTTCGCTGATGAGACTTAACTTTTCCGCCTCAAGAACGTGAACACGCTTGTACAATTCGTCCACCTTCTTTTTCAGTTCATCCACCTCTTCCTGAACACGTTTATAATCTTCAATGATCGCCTCTCGTTGAATCTTGAAAGCGTTGGCTTCTTCGATTTTTTTATTGGTTTTCCGGTTGAGCATGTATTTTATGGCCTCCCAGCCGCCAAGAGCGCCCAAGATTGAACCTATTGTAACTATCGTATCATTCATCACAAAAAGAATAGTAGGGCCGGAATCGGCCCCGTGTTACAAAATTGAAATCAGCCACATAACCAGCGCCCCGGCCAGCACGGGTACAAAGTCTTGCCAGAACTTCGGTTTCACGTAGTTGCCGCTCTTGTCCTTGTACTCCTTGCCGGATGTCTGTTTGTAACCGGCCCACGCAATGGCCACGATCAGCGCAGGAAAGAATGAGAACACGCCCATGTTCAGGATTACTCCACAGATTGCGGTCACCACCATCCCGATGATGATCTGCCAAAGGTTTGATTTTGTCATTGTTTGAAAGATTAATGATTATTTAGTGTAGGCTGCCCATACTTCATAAGACCAATTAACAGTAGTAGGAGAACTTGTACCGCCATACCACGCTGCTACTGTTACTGATCCTGTTGATAGGTTATATTGTAAATCCGATATACGTGTTATATCTCCAGTAGTTTGATTCCATTGAGAACTACCTAATCCCACTGAATTAGATTGCGATCCGTAAAGGAACAAGGTGCCGCCTTTCATTAATATAGCAGACAACCCCTCAATCGTGGTAAGGTTTTTAGTGACCCCGGTAAATTCCCCGGTCCATCTTTGCGCATAAACTTGTTTTCCGTTATACGTCCATCCTGAAATCGCAACCTCTCCGGAGGCAGGAATATTCAATCCACCGCCTGAAAGTCCATCCAGCTTGGTTTTATCCGCCGCCGACATCAACCCTGCTTTGGAAGTGGTCGCATTGCCGAGGTTGCCGGAATCGTAAATCATGTAGTTTTCAGCCACTCCGTCTGCCCCCCTGTATATTGAAGCTGGAGAAACCAAAATCAAACGTCTACTTCCTGTTCCGATAGCTGTAACATATCTTGCATTAGGTGTATCATATAACACACCGGCAATATTACCCCCATCGGCACCCCTTAGAGACCTTCCATTCGATCCAAAGGCGATATCCCCCGTCATCGTACCGCCGGAAAGTAGCAGGTAATTCCCCGGATTGAAGTTGCCGGAATCGTAAAGGTACGTCCAACTGTTCCACCCTGCATTATTAATGTTTTGCCGGTGCCAAATCTTATTCGATGTTCCAAATGCAAACTGGTTTATCCACGGACTACCATTGTCCACAGTTGCAACAACTAATAGAGAGCCGTAATTTTCAGGGGTATTAACCGAACCAGGGGTACTGAAATAATACACACCGCTGCCTGTTGCTGTATTCAGATCGGATATAAGACCTTTTTTTGCATTTAAGTAGTTATCCGGATTGAAGTTGCTGGAATCGTAGATTCTATACGCGCCTTTACTATCATTTCTATACACAGGAGTATCATCGGGAGTTACAATGCGGGTTTTCCTAACACTATTTCCAAGTGCCACACACACGCCATCACCGGCTACATCAAGCAGCCCGACAACGCTCCTACCGGCAGCATCCCTTACAGAAACTCCGTCTTTAAATTGGAAGTCTCCCGTAATCATTTTATTACCTGACAACGGCAGGTAAGTATTAGCAATTACATTTCCGTTTCCATCTTTAATTGCACTTTCTGCTTCTCCTCCTTCAGCGGGCAGGGACGTAGGCTTATCCGGCAAGCTCGCAAAGGTGGTTTTATGCGGGTTGCTTCCGTCTTTGATTAACGAGTGATTGTAAGCCGCCTGCGTCCAATCACCACGTCCGGCTGTTTCGGCTGTCGTCCCCAGAGCCAATGAAGGGCTGATCTCTGCATACCCCGTTCCGCTCCAGCGGTACGTCAAATTGGTATCCTCCGTTATGTATATTTTACCGGATTCTCCCGGATTGGGTAGTTGGCTATAAGTCGCTACGTTTATTACATCATCTACATAAGACGGCAGCTGGGAAGAAGGAACCCGACCGCTTTCATCCAGTTCTGCCAGTCCTCCCGGCTGGCCTTTCTCAGCTAAGACTCGATCTCCTTCGGCTTTGGCGTAGTCTCCTTGTGTCTTGGCATATTCCGCCTGAGTATGCGCCTCTGTTGCAGCATCATTAGCAGACGTAGCCGCCTGATTCGCATTGGTGGCGGCCTCATTGGCTGATTGTGCGGC